GCTCTACGAGTCTTTGCTCTTTGCCCAAGAGAATACTGAGTCTGAGCATCAGTCATCTCTTGAACGCCCTGATAATCTCCTGTAGCGCCACCGGATCTCTTAATAGACATGATCTTGACACTAGACGGAGCAGTCATTGAAGTTCTACGATAGAGATTGTATGTTGTGACTGTGCCTACTGTATCTGTATCACTGAACACACCAGTAGAATAAACAGTGTAGTCTGCGCCCGGAGAAGACGATCCTAGTTTGAAAACGCCCACATAATCAGAAGATGCGATTCTTCCATTGAGTCTGTCTACGAGCGAGTTGAATTGCGTATCATTCATCTCAACGATTTGACCATCGTTATATGCAACAGGACGACGGAAATCAGAACCACTTTCAGAAGCAGTCCCTGATCGTTGATATACCGTAGTTGAAGTAGAACCAGAAGTGATAACAGAAGCAGGGTGAGTACCAACTGCTTCGTTAAAATATGTGTCTACAAAAGTGCCAACGATATTGTGACCATCTACGACCAGAGTGAGATCACCAGGATCTGTACCAGCAGAGGCTGCTAGTTGAGTTCCTGCAAGATACGCAAGATAATTCTCTTCAGTTGAATTTAACTGCTGAAGGTCTCCCTGCGTGCCTTTCAGTTTAAGCGGCGTAGATAAAGACATTAAGGAATCCTATTAGTTCAGAAGGGTACCGCTAGCATCGTATACATCAATGACTCTTCTACCCGTATGATTCAAAGCACTTACGATACTTGATGTTGCCCCCGAACTATCAAAGAAAGCTGAGAGCGCACTCAAAGGACCAACTCTACCGTCAATAGCTCCAGCACTATCTTGTAGCTGTTCAACATCAGCAGCAAGGGCATTCAGGGCTGTGATATGAGTTGTGTCAAACCCACTAAAGTAAGCATCAAGACTACTTAGTGAACCAATTTCTGTATGAATTTGGACAAGAGCGCCTTTGACCGTATTGTTACCAGAAGCGATAGAAGTGATGTCTTCTGTACCAATCGTGCTTGCTATAACGCTGTCTAGATTACCATCTACTTCATTCACTGCAGCGACGACATTGGATGTTGCATCTGTGCTGAGAGAACTATGATCACCAAGCTCTGTTCTGAGTTCTCTGATTGCTGCTGAAATATCTGTAGCGGAGAGACCTGTGAAGGTCATATTGCCGATGTCTGTCTCATGCTCATTAATAGCCGCAGTGAGATCGGTAGCTGTGGTCGTAAGAGACATGCTACCTATGTCTGCTTCATGCTCATTGATTGCTGCTGCAATATCTGTAGCAGTGGTATCAAGAGACGGAGGTGTCAGCGCACCAGCGAATGTAATGTTAGCACCGCTGAGTGTCATTGCCGTAGTAGAACCAGACTTAATGATCAACTCACTAGAATCAGCAGTCAATGCACCGTACTGAGTCCCACCATCTTTCAAGACAACACTACCACCATCCGCATCTAGATTAATATTGGCGGAAACATCAAGAGTGAAACTACCCGTTCTCTTAACAAGAGGAGTTTCAACGGAGTTGAATTTAACATCAGAGGCAACCAGGACAGCTTGATCAAGAAGAGCCTCAACCGAGTCTAGTCGAAGATCAACATAGTTGAGTCCCGTGACAAGATCAGTTGCCTTTGCGAGAGAACTATCTTCGTCTCGGCTAACATCAAGAGCAGAAATATCACCGATGTCAGTATGCAACTCATTGATGCCTGCAACTGCGCTGGTGGTTGTTTCTGTGTCAAGCGCTGTGTGATCACCAAGTTCTGTACGAAGTTCACGAATCGCTGCAGAGATATCGGTCGCAGAAAGACCTGTGAATGTCATGTTACCAATATCAGTCTCATGCTCACGGATTGCATCTCTGAAGTTCTGTGCAGTAGTTGTCAGAGCATAATCTGCATTTGCCCCTCTTGCTGCAGTCTCTAGTTCATTAATACCGCCGGCGACGCTCTTTGCGTCTGTACCAAGTGCGGAATCAGTATAGAGAGTCTTGCTGAATGTAGCATTTGTGGCATCAAATGTCAATGCAGAATCTGTGCCTGTCTTGATAAAGAGATGTCCACCACTGTTCGTGAGTGCTGCGTACTGAGTGCCTGCATCTTTGAGAACAACATCAGCACCATCAACATCAAGAACAACATCACCGGAAGCGTCAACAGTAAAGTCACCAGTGACATTGACTGTGTAGTCGCCTGCTACGGTGGTCGTGCTGCTATCTTCTACTGTAGTGGTTGAAGTACCACCAACAAAAAGTGTATGATTGCCTGTGGCAGAATCGGTAAGATTGCCATCTACATTTCGTGTGAAGTTACCGCCAGCAGACTGGGTAATGTTACCAGTAACATTTGCGGTTTGCGCACCGCCAATTGTTTGAGTATGATTTCCTGTAGTAAACTCAGTGAACCCACCAACATAGGTAACTGTTTGACTCGCTCCACCAAGAGAAAACGTAACAGCATCAGCACCATTTAACTGAACTTTGACATCATTACTGGTTTGAAGAAATATATCACCTGCAACATCAACTGTCAAGTCGCCAGTAGGAACATCAATCTCTTGATTGGATCCCATGATGAATTGAAATCTTGTAGCACTGTCGTCTTTGATATAAAGATTGCCGCCACCTGCATCAAGAACAACATCAGCAGTAGCATCTACTGTGTAGTCTCCTGTTACAAATGTTTCAAAATCCGAACCCGAAACAATTTGAGTTTTTGATGCGTCAAAGACTGCTTCAATTTCGTTAATGGCACCTACAAGGTCTGAATCCTGATCAGTATTCAGTAGATCAGGATCACCTACATTGAAAGATACAGTGTTGACATTATCTTTGAATGTTTTGAAGGAATCTGAGATTGAGGTATATGGTCTTGCCATCTATAGTTTCTCTACTAGTTTTGAAAGCAAATCTTTAATTTCGCTAACTTCATTTTGTAGGGTAGAAACAGACTGCTTGAGTTCTGCGTCTTCTTGTTCTTTTAGCTTTCGTAAACGCTTTTGTTCACGAGCAGCTTCTATCTCACTTTTATTTATATTTAAAATGGCACCGGTTTGCTCGTCCCTGACCAAACCGTTCTGCCCTTCCACCTTTGTAAAGCTCATATTATACCGCCAAGGCAATTGCTCTTAGATCACGAATTACAGGTACTCTAGCACTGTTCGTAGAGCGGAAGACAATCTTCAACTGGAATGAAGTAAAGGGTGTCAATTCACCACCTAGACCACCTACCAGATAACGATACTCTCTGAAGATGTTTCTGTTTGTATCCGTAGGTAGTGTTTCTTCTGCAGATACTAGAGCCCAAGGCTGCTGACGAATATTCTTACCAGCATCGGCTGTTCTGTAGTAGACCTGGAAGTCAGCCTGAGGAGGTCTATTGGCTGCAAGCAGAACCTTGAGACCAACTGCTTCTTCTGCAAGATTTACAGGAACTGTCAAATGCTTCGCAAGAGAAGTCCCGAATGACGGGTTTGTTTCTGCTACGAAAGCCATCGGGACATTGAATCCGGTAGTTGCTGAAGAATCTTGCTTGTCAATCATATTGCTTACAAGAACAAGACCTGCTCTTTGCATATCAATGACAGGGCTCACACGAGGGTCTGTCGTAGTCATTGTACACTGAATCTCAGCAGACCTACCACCGGTGATTTCTGCAGCTTCTTCTACTCTGGTGAAGATAGCATGAGGTGCAGAGAAATCGGTGTTGTACTTGTTCTTGATCAAAGAGAAGCTTGTATCTCTTGTAAATCTACCTTGATCAGAATCAACCAAAGAAGAGTTTCTTGTAAACTTACCAGAGAAGGTGATGTTCGTAGCTTCAGGTTGAACAATGTCAATAACAGGTCTGAGTGTGTCAAAGTTCAAGTTCTGAGAACCTGTAACAGAACCACCACCAAAGATGCCGGAAGAAGTTGCGCTAGAATCTGCGTAGAACTTATACCCAGAGCCATCAACAGAGACAACCGCTCTTTGACCCATGATAGAAGAACCAAGAATACCGTTGTATCTTGTAGCAGAATCAAGACCAGAAATTGTTGTGATATCTGTCTGACGCAATCCATGACCACGATTGATTACAGTAATGACATTAGAGCCAGACTTAGCAATCAGAGGATCTCTGGTAAGAATTGCCGGGGGAACTTCTGCATTCTCAAGAATTGCATTACCTGAGAATTCAAAGTTTGCACGATAAAGTCTGAACGCAAGGTCTTCTCTACCGCTGGGCTCCCATGTTTTGGAGTTCTGAGACTTGAAGAGCGAACCGAGATAGGGCTGCTTGGAAACTCTCTTCTCGGTAGAACCAAGAACAAAGTCTTCAACTTCAGAGATATAAACTTTGTACTCCATAGACGGAGACCAAAGAACGATTGCGTATTCAGTGCCTCCCCGAAGATGAACAGGCTCGTCAAAAACAAAATCTGTTCCGTTTGCAAGCATGCTGTCAATCGTACCGGTAGGAACAACATTAACAGAAGATGCAGGCTTGACCACACGAGACCCAGGGATCGCTCTGTTAGAATCAGGATGTCCATTAACCATCGGACGAAGTTCCATCTTGACAGGAAGGTTACCCGAATCTTTAGAAGAGAAGTAAACCCGAATACGAGTTACGAAAATACCATTCGGATCAGGAACTTCAAAAGACTGCGCAAGAGGATCAAGATAGATTCTAGCACCGTCACTGAAAGCAGAACCGCCACCAAAGCCAGCACTGAAGTTCAGAGGAATACCTTCTGCGTCTGTTCCGCTTCCACCAATAGCTGTCGTCTGACCTGTCGTCGTATCAACCTTGGGAATGCTAGAAGTGTAGCTTCCTGGCGTGATGGCAGGACGAATGGTTGTATCAGGTGTAGGATCAGGCGTAGGCTCACTAGGTAGACTTCCCGAAGAAGTTCTGCTAGACTGACCAGTACCTGTTACAGTTGTCGTACTTGTAATATCACCAAGAGCTTCTGTGACAGTTTTCTCTTGCTTGACATCTGTGGCAGTATCTGTAGTAATAAGAGTTTCTGTAGAAAGCTCTGTAGAAACATCTCTCTTCACAGTATCAATAGTGGTTTGATCACCAACAATTTCAAGAACACGAGTAGAAAGAATCGTTTCTTGGAAAGTTTCCAGAGCACCTTCAGCGTAGTACATTGCTTCTGCAGTACACAAAGCAGCAGTTTTGTCGTAGACACTAACATCAAAGAGGGCAAACTGTCTCTTACCAGTTCTAAATCTCATGAAGTTGTTATTAGGAATTTCAAACTCCCCTTCAATAACGCCATTAGAGTTAGAGATAAGATTGGTAGATCCCTTAGAGTGTTGTGTATTAGGAGGATAAGCCCAATTTGAAGCTTTAAATCTACGATCAGAGTGTCTAACAAAAGAACCCTGCCGACAGAAGCGACTGACATCAGCGCCATCAAAGAAGGGGAAGAATCTTGTATTCGGACGAAGACCTTCTGCCTTGAAAGAAACCTTACGAGAACGCATCCAAGGAATCAAAGCAACATCAATGACACGATAGTCAATAACTTCACGAATCGTACTTTCACTAGCAATTCTATTAACTGTGCTTGTGGTAGAGGTATTCGTTACGGTTTCTGTGTCTTGTGCATACTGATTTTCTGTGTTAATCGTAGTTGTCTGCTCAAGAGTCGTCGTCTTGATGTTCTCATATTGAGTTCTAGACTGGAAAGTCTCTGTGGTACGAGTCTGAGTGTATTCACGATACTCAGGCTGCCAATCACCAGCACCGTAACCGTCTCTCTGACCGTCAGAAATATTCGGATCCCACTCTTCTCTGCGAATGATTTCTTCAGAAGAAGTTGTACCGATGAGGTCTTGAGAAGTTCCAAGCTCAGTAGAAGTTGTGGTGGTACCAGTAACAGCCCAGTCACCAACTTGCTCGGTGACATTAGTACCAATCAAACGAGGCTGAGAAGTATTCTGTGTTACGGTAGTGTTGACACCGGTGATATTCGTTGAAGCATCTCCGACTTGAAGATCATTGATGTCTTTACCGCCCCAGTTCCATTCCCAGTTATTCCAGAGAAGAGCCTGGCGAGTGTCAAGCTGGGTACCACCATCTTTGATACGAGGTGCTGCAATCTCAGACTCTTTCCAGTAATCAGAGAAAGGAGAAAGCGTGATATTACCGACAAGCTTCTCAATAAAGAACGGGTTTACATTCTCAGTCTTAGACGCAACATCTTGTGCTGTGTGAATAATCTCAGTATGTTCAAGCATGACAAGATCGCCAAACTTGACTATATTAGACTGAGAAGTATTGTCAGAATCCCAGACAAGATCAATCGTGGTCTCTTTGAAAGACGGACGAAGGAGACGCTCTCTAGGATCAATAGAAGCACGATACTCAGGGCTCTTCGTATCAGAGAACATCTGAGTAGAGAAGTTATCAACCAAGAAGCCTGACTTAGTTCTGTCTGCTCCTGCAGAATCAAGAACCTTCAAGCTTTGTGTTGCAAGCTCAAGAAGAGACAGAGTTGTGAGTTCTTCAAGCTTATCCAGTTTCTTCTCAATCTTGTTGATGTCCTCCATGGTGTAACCTTTGAGAGGAATCAACTGGCTCTTCAGATCCTTGACATGAAGAGTGTTAGGATTGAGTTCAAATTTGTAAAGGTCAATGCAGTCCTTGGGAGTATTCGGATACTTGGGCTGCAGAGAAGAAGTGCCTGTGATATATCTCAACTGACCTGTCTGAGAAAGAACAAGTTTATCCAGACGAGGGAGATAGTACTCAGCATCTGCTTCTACCAGTTCAGTAGGTTGAGGAAGTTCATTGACGATATTGAAACTACCAGATCCGTTAGTTGCAGGACGGAAGTCAATGACATCTCTCAGAGAAACAAAGCGACCGTCATTAAGTCTGTGTGCAGGCACATCTGTGCTTAGTACATCAACTTCGTTTACGCCATAAGAGTTGATGGCGAAGAAGTCACCAGTTCCGTGGCTGTAGTACTTGTATCGGACAAAGATACTTAAGTTATCAGAGTCAAGTGTACCACCATTTAGAATGAGTCTTCCATCGTCGTAATGGGTATCTCTTTGACCCGGATCAAGAGAGAAACGAGATGCAATATTCGTGCCATCAGAGTCATACTTACGAACACGAACAATCTCATAGATGTCCGACTTATTCAGATCAATGTATCTGAACCCATTCCCGTCAGAATCTAGAGTCGCTGTAAGAGTGGTTTCTGTCAGAGTCTTTGTGCGAATTCTACCACTGCCTTTACGAACATAGGTAAGAATGTCAACATTAGTGCTATTGGGAAGCCCAGTAATAGTAGCCTGAGTTTGACCAGAAGTCAAATTAGGAATCCAATTTGTTTCAATCGTGCTAGCAGGGCTAGAAATAATCCAATCGCCCGTGTTTGTAAAGTTCTCATTTGCAGCGCTGAGGTTGATTGTAACCTCTCCACCAGCAGTGGTTGTAGCATTAAACTTCCTAGCAACAGTCAGAGAGACACTGGAGAAAGACTTGGGACGACGAATCGGGGCATCAAAGAGAAGAGTCTTCTTCTCAGGCTGCTGAAGAATAGCATTGCTAGACGCATCAAGAACGAGATCAACATAAGTGTCTGTTCCAGTACCGATAGACTTGACATCTCTCAGGGACAGGGTTGCAGAGGTTCTTTGAATGTCAAAGAGATACAGATTGTAGTTACTGCCTACACCCTCTTTGATTGCACGAACTCTTGCAGTGCCAACAGAATCTCCAGAATACTCTGTTCCTGCCATGAGGTCAACTTGCTCACAAGAGCTAAAGTCCAGCATTCCTTTGCCGCTATCAAACTCAAAGAAATTGCCGTAGTCTACGGGAATGCTTTCGTTGTCTTGAGTAAATGTATCAAGTGCTTTTGGTACTTTGATCGTTGTGACCATATCTTTGTGGATACGATAACCATTGATATAAGCAGTACCAGGATCAATTCTTAACTTGAAAGAAGTTGTGTCATTGGGCTCAAAGTAAGACTTGAAGTATCTCTTAATGTAGTTGCCAGATTCTTCAAAAGTTCTCTTTGCCATCTCATCACGGATGGAGTTGAATCCGTCTGTGGTAGATACAGTCTTCTTGATAACACCATCTACAATATCAGCAACATAGACAAAGTTATCAGATGCGGCAATATCTTTTTTGTTCGTAAGAATCAGTCTAATACGGTAACGATCAGCACCAGGCGAAGAACGATTCGGCACTGCACCTTGGTTGTCAAAAAGATCCTCATCATCAGAAGATGTTACGATATCCTGAACAACCTTGAAACCAACTGTCGCAGTGACATTGTTCGCATACTTGTTAAGAATAATGCTTTGAGGGTTACAAAATACGAAGTGCCCCTGGGTGAAAAAGCTACCAGAAGCAACACTGAATTGAGTAGCATATCCAACAGCAGGGTTAGTCGTAGTATTCGTTCTTTGTACTCTGAGATTCAATGTAGAGCTATCAACAGTACCAGTAATAACTTCATCGGCTTCCAAACGAGCAACGCTTGTACCAGCTTTTGCTGCAGGTTGATCTAGGTACTGAACATAGAGAGTTTGAGGATCGCTAGTTGTTGCTGCAAGTCCTTCAAAGACTTTTACTTTGATACCAGAAGTCTGACCTGTAAAGATTACGTTCTGAAGCGAAGAAAGATTAGAAGGAAGAGATGTTGTGCTTTGAATCTTGACAAATTCGTAAGCGTTGTTAATCTTAACACCACCAGGCTGAATCGGAGCGCCATCAAGAAACAAGTTTGATGCGAAACGAGAGATTTCACGCTGGATGATCGTTTGCATCTGCGTGAGTTCTCTTGCTTGAAGAGCCCGACCACTATTGAACAGAATTCTGTGATAGTTGTCACTATCTGCAAAATCGTCTTTATATGTGGTTCTGAAAATCTGTTCAGTATATGCCTTGGTCATTTAATTACCCTTGCGATAAAATTTAGTCTTACAATTGAATAACGATCTTCAAGTCTTCAGTCTGATTTGTTTCTCTTGTAACTGCAGCCCTGTTATCTATGTAGAGCAAATCTCCAGACAGACGATTCACTTCACTGTTAACAATACTGCTGATTGTCGCTGTTGTGCTGCCGCCGCCCTCTACGATAGAGATAGTCTCACTTGATTGGAAAGAACGGAAGCCAGTGTACTCAGATTGGTGAATCAACAAGTCGCCATTGGAGTCAACATTGTCGATAAATGCCTTCGCACCAGATGTTGAACCCTGAATGACTTTATCATTCGTGAAAGGACCATCTGCAACAGAAGTGATATCAAGCTTTGTCAAGCCTAGCCCTGTCTCTCTAGTGAACAAAGAGTTATCACTGTCGTATCTCATATTCTTGAAAAGCATAACTTGTCTGAAGTCTTGCCCGATCAAGAAGTCATCGTTCTCTGCACCAGAAGGTTTCGTGTTGAACATAAGGGCAGACGATTTGAAATCTCTTCTTGCGTCATGTCCAAGACCAAGCTTGGGGCCAATAATTGCACGAGCAGTTGCAGAGTCGCCACCACCGCCAGTGATTTCAACGCTAGCGTAGTCGTATCCGCTACCAAAAGCAATAGTTGCATCGCTGCTATCTTTGACACGAATATTTACAACAGCACCACCAGCAACAGTAGCAACGCCCTTAGCATCAGACCCATTGCCCTTGATTGTAACTGTAGGTGTAGAAGTATAACCGGATCCAGTATTCGTCACAACATAACCGAGAATCTGTCCAGCAACAGCGTTATTTTGAATTGATTGCTGTTCTACATCTTCTGCGGGAGAGTCAGAGTCTACTGAAATTTCTCCAAGACCAAGAGTAGCCCCTGCACTGTCTTGTACACGAGTCACAGGAACGTATGCAGAAGAAATGAACTTAGAACCCTTCAGCGCACCAATCGTGTACATGAACTTCCACATGTAACCATCTGCTGTGCGGAAAGGAGTACCAGTTGTGTTACCCGTAGGCTGTACAGTAGATGCAATTGTTTGAGTCGGATTAGCGTTTGTTCTACCTTGCTGCAAGCACATGTATACTTGCTGATTGTCATTCATGACATAGAATGCATTCGTGGGATAACCAACGTAGTTATCATCATAGGCAGAATAAACAGCGCCTGAGATCCAGTTGTAACGAGGAATTACGAAACTAAGATCCGTAATATTCTTGATAGACTGAAGACCCTGACGAGCATTTCTTTCATCACGAATACTGTTTCTAGGATCTACAGCAACATCGGAATCATTCCAATCTTCCGATTTACCAATCCCAGCAAAATAATAGTTGTCAGAATCGTTAAAGTCCTTTTGAAGGTCTAGAAGAATCTGAGTCTTCAGTTTGTCTGTAATTACCGCAGCCATTTATTTGTCCTATGCAATTGTTGCGCCACTATTGTTAATAACAATCCATGTGCCGTCAGACCAAATAAGAGTAACAGCATCACCTGTTGAGTCTAAAGTGATATTTGTGCCACCCGTAAGATTTGTAGGAGTCAGAGTATGACTTCTACCAGAATTTATACTTTTCACAACCACATGCTTGATATGACCGTCTTGCGTTGCATCTGCAAGAGTCAAAGCAAAATCAAGACCACCGCTGTTGTTAATAAAAGAAACAGGATTATTAAGAGTCACGGCACCGCTGGCAGTGATTTCGTCATTAGCGTAGATCAAAGCAGAATTGATACGAACGCCCTTTGATCCTTTACCTTTTAGTTCTAGGTTTATATTGGTGTCATCACCAACAGCAGCAATAATCGGATCGTCTGTGGTTACTGCATTTGTAATACTAACATGATTCACTGCTGCAGATGTTGCTGTAAGAGCAATAATCTCTGCACCATTTGCGTCATTCAAAGGACCTGTCAGATCAGGAGTTGTGATGACAGGGGAAGTGAGAGTCTTATTTGTCAGCGTCTGTGTTGCTTCAGTAAGAGCAACTTCTGCGGAATCTGTAATCGTAGGAATTCTGACGATAACATTATTAGAAACGCCACGAGGACGAATCTGATAAGCATAAGAACCGCTACTGTCATCCAAATCTAGATCACTAACACTGGGACTTGTTAGGGTCTTGTTTGTCAGTGTCTGAGTTGCAGTATTCAGAACAAGAGTACCTGCAGCATCAGGGAAAGTAATCGTTCTATTCGCCGTAGAGTTCGGTGCTTGAATAGTAGTAACAAAAGAAGTCGTACCAGTGATTTGAATATTATCACTGTCGAAATCAATCAAGGTCATGAGATTCGTCCCATCACCCAGCTTGGTGTAGATTTCTTCAAAATTCTGTTGAATTTTTAGAGTTGCGGCACGAAGGGTATCACCTGTACCATCGTTCGCAATAGTTCCTCTATTCAGTACTTGTCTCGGCATTTATCAACTCTCGGAGTTAAAGTTTTACAATGTTATTTATACTAGTTAACTTGATTCTGATTCAAAAGTTCTTCAAGAGTAAGCTCTCCATCAGAATCATTCAGAGGACCAGGAGATGCGGAGTCCGCAAAGGTAAACGGCTCAACAAATGTAAACTGATCTTGATCAATTCTTTCTTCGCTACTGATATCCAAACCTGTAACATCTCCGCTATCACCTTCATCAAGAGTCGGTGAGTTAGGCTCAAGGTACTCAGCAATGCTGCTATATTGATTATCAATACTCTGCAGAGTAAGATCACTGACATCAAGAATATCGTTACCACTCGGGTTCGGATATGTCCCTCTGCTACCTAGACCTGTTCTAAATTGCATACCGGGTCTCTCCGCAAGATCAAAGAGTGCTGTATGCTGAGCAAACGCTGCAGGCTCAAGAGTTGCAAATCCTTCAACTCTCTTGGACACAGCCTCAGGTGTTCCAGGTTCGGGTTGATTCTCAATGTCAAGATCAACTACAGTTACGATTTGAACTTCGCTGCCAAGAAACATTCCCGCAGGGTGAACAAATAGCTTATACACCTGCTCCCACTTACTGAGAGGAAGTTCGCTCTTGATCAGAATAGCAAACTGCTGATATAGTTCAGCGTTTGTTATGTATCTTTGAGATTCTGGTCCGATGAGAGATTCACCGACATTGAAAATCTGTTCTTTCGTATAGATGATATCAGGGTCAATATTGAAGAACATTCTGAAGAACTGCTGAATGGAGTACTTTGTACCCTTGGATCTATACAGAGTGTTAGAAAACTTTGCAGCGGATCTTTTATCAGGGAAGCCCTGAAAGTAAGACTGACCAAGAAGAAGTTCATCTTCAATAAA